TTTCAAGGCTTTCTTCTTTGCATCATCATCCATGCCTTTGTCGTCTATCAGTTCAAACGTAGGCGTGATACCATTTCCAAATGTGTATTCAACAAGTTTGTCTATTACTGCACCTGCTACTGATGAACCCCAAACATCTTCGAACTGTTCTAACTCTTGATCAGTGTAAGATGGATTAGAATACATATACAGAAAATTATCTGTGCTTAATCTCTTAGATGCACTAGCATAGTTTGATGGCTTTGATCTAGGCGATGGTGTTGAGTTTGTGTTTATTACGAATTTATTAGAAGTATTTTTGGATTTATTTCCCTTATTTTTATTTGTCAATAATTAAGAATAGATGAAGTGACAATTAATAGAAGTATTTTGACTAATCTGTCCTACCTAGTTTTTTTCTTACTGCAAGTATTTGTTTTATTTTTCTATCTCGTTTTCTTTCTAAGTTTTCTAATTCAAAAACTAGCCTGTCATAGCGTAGTTCTGTATTACTTTTCATCATGACATATGCACTCACAATCTGTATCTCTAAAATGAATTTCATTATAGTGACCACAATGACTACAATAATCACCATGTGTGCCTTTCATCTGATCACCTTTCAAGCCAATTCTTTGTCGTCTTTCAGTGCCTTTTGTTCTTCAACATATGCTTCTGCCATCACTGATAATTTTCTGAACGTTGAATGTTCTTTCATAGGAATATCACTCGGCTTCTTTTTAGCAAATGCTAGTTCATACCAATTCATTATGTTGTGATAGTCCGATACGGTTAGTTCTACTTCCATGCTCATTTGGGGTACATCACCTGAACGTCTGTTGCAACTGTGTAATTAGGCACACCTGTGCCAAAATCATCATTATCTACTTCTGTGAATTTCTTAGTGACAATCTGCATATCTTGATGCAGACCATCTATGTTCTTGATGAAGTTCCTGCCTATGAAACACGCTAACATTAATGCCATAACTGTGTCGTCATGCTCGTTGCCTTCTGCACGATAAGACACGTTGCCTGATTCTGTAATAATTTCTGAAAATATTGAAATTTGTCTTTTGAGTTCGTCTATGTCTTTGTTGCTTTTCTTAGGGAATTTTATACGATTACTTTGAAACATTCTAGCCATCCATACGACCATTTGATTCTTAGGCATGACACGACCTGTGTTAATCTTAGATTGATCTTTTGTTTCTCTTGCAGTGAATGTTGGAATTACATTAGGAATTTTGTGACGGTATTTCAGTTCTTCAAAAACGTGTTCGCCTGTGTTGTTAATTTCTACAACGTAATAGTTGAATGGTGTGCTGTCATGTATTTCAGAAATTAAATTTTCTACTTCAAGATAGTTTCTGCCTAGCCATGTTTTTACGCCCATGACATAGATGTTGTTGTTTTTTATTTCGATACCTACAAATGCAAAACTGTCTTTCTTTTTGCCTGAATCAATACCTGCAATTCTCATGTCTTAACCTTAATGTAGTGTGTAATTTCGTCTAGTAAATCCTGTTGTGCGTTGCTTATTTTTTTTAATCGTTCAATCTCTTGTTGCTGAAATTCTATTACTTTGCTTAATTCTTCAAGCTGATGTCCATTACTTTCTTGTGCAGTAGCAATTTGAAACAATGTAGGTAAGTCAGAAATTTCCATATTCTTCTATCTCGTAATCTTCTGTGGATTCGTCTGTAATAACACCAAATATGGAACTTCGTGCAGAAGTGTATTGACACCTAAATTCTTGATCAACGTCTATGTCTGTGCGTTTTAATTCTTCATCCATTTCTTGTGCTGTGTAAATCCAACCTATTGCATTTGTATAATCATAATGTAGTTTCTTGTAGTCGTTATCTTCCTTAGACAGTTCATAAAAAAATCCTCTTTGACCTCTTGGTGTTGATACGAGAAATACATCTGAACGATTAGTATGCAAGATTGGTTCTATTGCATCTAAGACAACTGAATCATCTACTAGACCAAAGTGTGCAGCCTCATCTACTACTACTGCACGAATTTTTGTTTCACCTCTAATTGCTTCTGAATTGCTAGGCTTTCCCTCAATTTCTGTGCCATTCTTCAACACAATATGCAAGTCATGCCTATCATCTTTCACTGTTGAATGTATCTCATTGAACATCATCTTCAAACGATTCATCACTGTCTTTGTAGTTTTTTCCCTAGTACCTGCAATAATCAAAACTTTGCCACCTTTGTATTTGCCAAAACAATGATACTGCACTATGCGTAATACAATTTCTGTTAAGCCTATCTGTCTTGATTTATTCACATGAAATTTTACCTGCTTCTTAGACAATGATTGTTTGATCAAGTCTATCTGATGTGGCATGAATTTCATAGGTTGCATAGTAGCAGGATGTTGAGGTAATCCTATGATGTGTGAGAAACAGCAGTTGTTCTTTCTAACGTTCTGACCACAAGAAAATTTCAGCTTAGCTAATTCTTCTGATACGTCTGCTTCAACAGCATCGTGTTCAGTTTGAAATGTTGGATATATGTCCTGTATCTTGTATGACTTTGTTCGCATCTGTTTCTATGACCTCTTGACTTGCACCATAATATGCAGACAATAATGGTTGTATTGCTGTAATTGATTCTAGTATTCTTTGCTTGTTCATAGTGTCAGTTGTTCTGTGATAATTCTGCCATGAGAATTTCAGTATTGTTTCTAGCTGATCAATTCGTTCCAAATGTTGTTCCCATAATCCCTGCTTCTGTAAGTCGAATTTGCGTTTGTCTGTAAGACTTTTCAACTTGCCTTTAATCCTGTAAAACGTTCTAACTTCCATTGGCTTCTGTCTGCTAGTCTGATGTGATCTTATCCATGCTAACGATTCTTGCTCGTTAAGCTTCATCACAGTAGTCTGCATCACTAGAATTTCACTGTCATTTAGTGTCATTTTTTACGCACAGAATGTCAGTTTCACTGACAAAATAGAACTAATCTAACGAAATATGAGCAACTCTCACCAACTCATCTTATGGATTCTGTTAAGTATTCAATATTCCTTAAACTCTATCTCATATTCCGACTTCATCTGCATCTGTGTCTATTATTTTTTTATTGTGAATAATAATACTTCATTTTTATTTTTTTGCTAATATCATTCCATACTCGTTGTTTTGTTTAGGTATTCTGATGCCTTTTTTTCTTATCAGTTTATTTTTTTTGAATGGTCTATAATCTACATGATGGTGACATCTGCCAAATTTCCATACCATCTTCACTACGTCAGGGTGCATATCATACAACATCTTTGATTTTTTGTATGTTCCTTCTTTGCCATAAAATTCTTTCATATTACCACCTTTTAGTGATTGTGTCCATAGTTTGTTTTGTAGAAATGCGTTGAACTGTATTGTGCAATAACCTGCCTTTAGAACTCTTATTGAAAGATCAACATCTTCATTATATCTGCCACGCCATCTGAAAGGTATGTCATTTTTTATCAACAGACAACTGTATGCTTTTGTGTTTGCTACATAAGGTGGTAATTTTTGTCGTTCTTTTGCACAGAAAACATAATTAGGACTTGCTAATGCCACATTTGTATAACGTAAAATAAAATCTTCCATCGCTTTGAAAATAGAACCACTTTCTACTAAGTATCTTTTGTTTCTATTTAGTCTAGTAAAACCACGAATATTATCATCTATAACCCAATGATGTGAAAACCCACGTTTTATTGAGTGATCCCAAATAAAATTTCTTGAAGCACCTGCACCTGTTCTTGTGTCTTTGTCTTTCCAAAACATATCATAATCATCTCTATATTTTTGTGGTAAAATCAACACTTTTTTTTTATCTATAACAGCACAATATTTGTCATAATCTATTTCATCAACAACGATATGATAAGGAACTTTCATTTTCTCTAATGCCTTACTTGTTAGTCGAGAATCCCAACGCTTGTATGATGCTATGTAAATAGGAAATTTAGGATTCATCTTGCCATTGTTTATGAATGTGTGAATCGGGTTTAAAAGGAAACCAAATCCCTCTTGTCTTATCAGTAAGTTTTTGCTTCACTTGTTTAGCAAACTGATCTACATCTTTCTGATTATCAAATGACACTACAATCCTACGAAATGGTGGATTTTCATCTTGCATAAATTCAGGCATACCTTGCCATTCTTCTTCTGGTATCTGTGCATGATCAGAAGTTTCTATTGCATCAAGAAACTTTTGTTTTGATTCGCCTATCAAGTCTGCAAATTCATCAAGCTTGTCTGCATTTTTTAGTATCTGATATTCTAGGGTGTCTTTTCTGATGTCATGTTCACCACGCAGTTTGTTCATTATCTGTCTAAGCATTTTGCCATCTAGTTTGTTTGCATTTATCACATACGCAGGAATGTCTTTCTCGCCTAATTTCTCATAGACTTTGACACGATGTTCGCCATCTAAGACTTGTAGTTTTTCGTTTAGAATTACAGGTGCAAGATAGCCAAATTTTTTCATGCCTATGCTTAACGCTTCCATCTGATCATCACTGACTACATTAGGATTAGTCTTGTCAAACTTGATGCTAGAAATGGGAATTTTCTTGACAGCAAATTCTTTGACTTTCAATAGAAGTATGAAAGCAAGTAGGCTTAACTGAACTATTAAAAAAAAAGAGAATTGGTTGAGTTATTTAATTCTCAACTGATATTTCTTCGACTTCGCCCTCTACTTCTGCACTATATTCTACTTCCGTCTGTGCATTGTAGATTTGAAAAGGCACACTTCCACTTGTTGCTAACCATTCATGGTCACCAATAAACTTGCCATTTTCTGCAAGTTTCTGTGCAATTTCCTGTGCTTCGTATTTGTCACTTGCATCTATCTTGACAGAATGACTTTCTTCTGCTTGATAGGTTGCTGTGACATAGACAAAGAACTCGGTCATTTGCTACTCACCTTTTTTGACAACGCTTTGCTTACAACGTCAGCTTCTGTCAAAACGTGTGAAGCCAATCCACCCTTATCGAGTGGTGCTTCAATCAAGTCGTGAACTGCACGAATTGCTCGTTTGACTTGTGATGTTGCAAGATCCTTTTCGAGTTGATCAAGTTGAATTTCGATGTTTGGATCGAACTGATACTTGAACTCGACTTTGTGTCCACCTGCAAACGCTTTCACAGATAATGCGAAAGGTTCGCCTGTTTTCACGATTGTAGTTTTTTCTACAATCATAGAGTTTTCACCTAAGTTATCACTCGGCATAATATTCTTAGAAAACAGACGTTAGTTAAGTATTCATTAACAAGTATTGTTTTCATTCACGATACAGGCTATTGGTATGTCAGGATGTGGACTTCCAAATCCGTCTATTCCATACATTCTGACTACCATGTTAAGATCTCGTTCAGTAATTGGTTTGGTTGAATTGGTAAATGTGTTTAATTTACCATACATAATTGAATCATCTATACAGTTTGCTCTATAAGTATTACAGTAAAAATGTTCTAATCCAAGTGCATGACCAAACTCATGCTTGACTATATTCTCAATATCTATCAGTGGTAATTCTCTTTCAACTGCTTTCATACCTGATGATGAATCTGCATATGTTGCACCTAATTGAATTTGTAATGTTCTTTTGATAACTTGTGTTTGTATTTCTAACCAATAGTAGCCTTTCTCAATATCAACTGTTGCTGTTCCTAAAACACCATGCTGTGCCATGTACGAATCAACCTGTCCTGAATAATTTACAA